CGATGTTACCGTTGCCGGAACCTTGTCCGTCTGAGACTGGAGGTGGTCCTCCTGCATCTTGAGAGGAGTCTGGTACATCTGGTGCTAAGCCCTTCATAATCTCTGCTTGTATAGCAGCATCAGCTAAGCTGTTAGTTACCTTCTCTGGGTCTAAGTCTAGGCTTACAGCAATCTCTTGCATTATATAGTCAAACTTAGCGAAAGGGGCTAACATTGGGTTCTGTACAATAGACAGGAACTGCATCAGTCGTTGGCTCTTAACTTCAGTGGCGACAAGGCTCTGGGTACCACGGGCCTTAATAGACATATCCCCGCGAATATCTTCATCGAAGTCAAACTGCATAAACCAGTGGAACAAACTCTTACCAATAGGTTCAATCAGGAAGTCATCAATGTTCTTGATTACAGTACGTGTACCACCGTGGGCGGAGTTAAGCACCATTGACAGACCAGAAGAGGTACGCCCAAACCCTGACACTCCAGCCTGACCATGTGAGATCGAGGGGATACCAGTGCTCTCATCCGCAAGCTGTCTAGCCTTATCAAACATCTGCATGTTCTGGGCTGTTACATTAGGGAACTGTGTACCAAAGATAGCTTGCCCCGGTGCACCACCTTGCCTACGGAACTTCTTACCGGGGTAAATATCCATGTCCTGTCCGGGTATTAGGTTAGTCTCATCTACTTCAATAACTAGATTCCCTGATAAGGCAGCATTGTCTACACCCATACGCATGAAACCATTCATCAAGGTTTGAGTATCGTCCATGTTTTCAGCAACACCAATACCGAAGAAGGAGTTAGGGTTAGGCTCATAAGGGCAAGCATAATATGGAATGTAGGCAGGTTTAAATGGGTTCATAACCAGACGAAGTACTTCTCCGTTACATACCCATATGTTCATATTCAACTGTTCTTCATCTTTAAGGTCAGCAGGTATTTCAAGTTCGTAGTCTTCTGATAGAGTCTTAGTACTTGCAAAACCCCAGTACTCTAGTACTTCGTACCTTTCAATTTCTCCAGACTTATTATCGTTGTCCTCTAGGTCTCTTTCCCACCACTGTTCATCGTAGTTAGTGCCAGACTCTATTGCGTTGTCAATAGACATTGATCTAAAGTAAGGTCTGGTTTTCAGAGCTAGCATCTTAGACCTAGACAGCTTATGGCGTCTTACTGTGAACTCACAGTTACCCATGTTAGTTGCGTCAGGGTCAGGGTAGAAGTCCCAGAAGCTCACATGGGAACATACAGGTTTTTTCTTAAAAGTAGGTTCATAATCCCCTTCCTCATTCCAGTTAGGGTATTCCTTCTCAACTACATAAGGGCCTTCAAAGATACCTGTACCATACAAGGACATATCAAAAGCGAAGAGCCTTAGTTCCTTAGTAGCATTAGACTCCTCTAGGGAATCGTGAATCTTCTTCTCCATCTTCTTAGCTGCAATCATAGCAGGATGGATAGTCACACTTGTAGCTGTACGGCCTTCACCAACCTGTAGCTTACTCTTTACTGGGTCTAGGAAAGACTTGACACTGGATGTCAACCTATCGTATACAGACTTAGTTTCACCCGGAGCCAAAGGAGGCATCTCTTGCACGGGTACAGGTTGGCCAGTAGATGGGTTTACACTAGGGGTTGAAGACTCAAAGTGAATAGCTTCGTCAACTCCTTCAGGTAGTACAGTAGGGTCAACAGTCAGAGGGAACTTGTTGTTACCTAAGAGTACATCACATATCTGTCCGTAAGCTGCCTGTACTTTTGTCTTAGTTACCTTTATAAATACACGGGATTTCTCTGTTGCATTGAAGACAACTGACTCATTGTATATACCACGGTAGTTGGTGTAAGCTGTAAGTGCTCTCTCTTCATCACTGTATTTAGAGTCCTTAGCCCTACTAAATCTTTCGTGAACAAAAGCAGCTATGTTACCTACGACAGGATCATCTCCACCTTTTTTAGCAGAGTCCTCAATAGAAGAACTCTCCATTGATTCTAGGTTTACTGTATCTGGTTCGTTAGTCATTCAAATCTCTCCTAATACCCAAAAACCAAATCTACTGGTCTATGTCGTGACGGTACTGTAGTCATGTTAAAGTCCCATACATTGCTCTTTGGTCTACTCATTATCCCGTACCGAAGGGTGTCATAACCGTGGTCAAAGGAAACCTTAGTGTCTATATCCTCTGGGTTTTTAGAGTCCAAAGGTAGGAGTGGTAGCTCCTCAATCATATTCTTGCAGTTCTTAAAGAAGACCATACGTGGCTTCTTAGTACCTTCATCCACTTGTAGTCTACGGTGAATTTCGTTTTTACCTGCGATACGTGAACCCTTTGATCTATCAGATGGTGTCCACCTACACCCCCTCTGTATCATCTGTTCAGCTAGACTAGGTCCTGTATCTCCCCTGTTGTGCCATAACGACGAGTCAAGTACACCGTATTGTATTCTTTCATCTCTCTCTAGGTCGAGGACCATGTCAGCCAAGTCTACTGCAGTGACCTTTGTGGTGTAAAGTTCCCTGTATACTATCAGACTATCATCCCTAGGGTCCACTGCGAACCACAAAACAGCAGAAGTACTGCCATATCCATAGTCACAGGCTCTAAACCTAGTCCACCTGTGTGGTATTGTAAACGGTTCAACAACATGTATAAGTGGGTTAAACTCAGTAAAAGCAGCGCCTTCAGCAACAGTCCAGTCTCCTTCGAGCAGTTGTTTCCTCTCTTTCTCTGGCAATGAGAGGAGGTTAGTCCTATAATTCCCATCTTCTGCGAGGTATGGGTTGTCAGATAGCATAGAAGGTATAAATCTACGCCGTAATAGAGGTTTTCCTGCCAGTGGGTCTCCGTCTGGGTAGGTTAAAGTCTCCCCGGTAGTAATATCAGTGGCCCAAAACGCCTCACCTGCTGGTGCAGGGTCAATAAACATCTTTTTAACCCAAGCATGGCCTATAGAACCGGGGTTAGTGGTAGCTCGTTGGTACAATTTAAGCCCACTGCCCTTAGTAGTACGCAATCTGGACCTCAATATGTCCCAAGGTACCGGAGTAGGCCATTTTGTAAGCTCGTCAAAACCAATCCAAGTGTAAGCTTGCCCCCAGTACCGCGCTAAGTCGTTATCTTTGTCCAGATAAGTCATCCAGAGAGTAGCACCGGAGGGTGCAATCCACTGTTGTAGTCTTTCTGACCAACGAATCCCCGGAATTGCCTTAGGGTACATGACTTGAGAGATTTCTTTTAGTTCTCGTAGGTCATCTGTAGTCTTACGCAGCAACAATCCACGGAATAGTGGCTCATTCATAAAGCGTAGAGGGTCTGCTAACATAGCATAACTATTATGAGTGACGATAAAGTCTTTTGTTATGTATAGTCCGTCTTCATTTGAGACAGAAATACACCGCCCTGTTACTTCTCCTTCTTGATATACTCTCTTTACTGCCTTTTGACATAGGTTTCTACTAAACTTTCCGTGTTTTTTACGAGGTAGAGAGAAAAGACTATCCGGTTCTGGGTGTCGTATATAAAGATTAAAACACTTTTTACATTCTACTACATTCCCTGAAGAATCTCTGTATTTTCCTATCTTACTTGTAGTTGTTACAGTTCCTCCGAGACTCCTGACTAAAAATTCAACTCCTTTAACTAACTTAGGTGATACACTGTAAAAGTATGCAGCGTTCTCTCCGGGGGCTGAATAACCATCTGTATCCATTAGACCTTGCAATATCTTTGACCGCACTTCACTGGAGTTAATAAGATAGTCCTCAGGAATAAACTTATCAAATGACTTAATCTTAATCAACCCGTATTTTCTTAGACTATCTACTGTTTTCTTTCTTGTCTCTCCTATAAACCTTACAGTTTGTTTAGTTACTCTTACATCTTTTGGGTCAAATTCTTTAAGGTAATGAGGCTGGTCGTCCTCGTGGGCAGTTATAGTTATCTGATTTGTAGACAAACACCCGTCCCCTAATAGAACTCCTAAAAAGTACGGGTCTATCGGTACAGGCTTCTCCTTGAAAACACATAGACCAGAGGCTCTTACTTGAGCCCTTTTACCAAGGCGGTCCATCTTCTCTTTCATAACAGACGTGGACAAGACCTTTGCTGTCTTACTTCCGTCTCGTGACATCCAGAACTCCCAAAGGTGTTCTCCTGCTGTCTCTAAGAAAGTCCCATCTGAAAACTCTACAGTCCACTTAGGTAGAGTCTCCCAATCTTTAAGCTGGGTAATCTTTTGTACAGTACCGTCAACCCCACAAATAGT